AGAGCGTCGTCTAGGGTCTCTACAAGAGGTTCTCCTCCTAGATTAAATGATGTGTTGAATATTATAGGACATTCTGTTTTCTCATAAAACTTTTTGATTAAATTATAATAATGTGGATTGACTTCTTCTGTAACTGTTTGGATTCTACATGTATCATCAACGTGAATGATTGCTGGAATCTTTTCTTTGATTCCTTCCTGACATCTAACAGCATACATCATAAATGGTGTCTCATCCATTCCACGAAGATCAAACCATTCGTGTACATGTTCTTTTAATATTGATCCAGCAAAAGGTCTGAAATACTCACGACGTTTTACTGTATTGACATGATCCTTTCCTTTTGGATCTCTTGGATCATACATGATAGATCTATTACCTAGCGCTCTAGGACCTGCTTCTGATTTACCTTGGAACATTGCAACAATATTCTTCTTAGTAATTAGATCAACTACATCTTCGTGTGTGGCCTCAAAGATTCTAGTTGCATCATAGTAATTTGCAAGATCTGTAATGTACTCAGTATCATAGTCGTACTTAGGTCCATAATATAAATCAGTAATCATAGGTTTGATCTCCTTGTCTTTTGTTACTTTATGATAGTGCCAGTATGCAGCACCGATAGCTGTTCCAGCATCATTGCTTACTGGTTCTACGAATAGATTGATACCCTTATCTTTTAGTTGAGGAAGATACCAATAGTTTGCAACACAGTTCAATCCATATCCACCAGAAAGAACTACATTTTTATTACCACTCATCTCAACTGCTTTGAAGATAAGATCCAATACCATAGATTGAGATTCAGTTTGAATTGCATAGGCCAGGTCTCTACGATTATCTAACTGAGTTATATCTTTTACTGTACTCGGATCTTGAGGTTCTCTTAGTTCTAAGAATCTACCTTTGTTTACGATTGCACCGTTAGGATAGGTAGGCACAATAAGATCTCTGTTAGTAGTAGTCCAATCACTTCTACCATCATAGTTTGTGTAGATATCTGGAATCTCACTATTCTCTTTTCCGTATGGGAATAGTCCCATAGTCTTACCAGCTTCAATAGGAGCCCATCCACAATATTGTGTGACTGCCTCATATGCTTTTACAATACCAGCAGAGTCATCTAATATTAATTCATGAGATCCCTCTTCTTCTTCCCTATCGGAAGTAAACTCTTTAATTCTTACTGAACCCCAAGGACCTCTACCTCCTTGATGTTTGTATAAAGTTTTAAAATTATCAGGATAAGCACAATTAATAATAGTTTCTAATTCCCATGTCATCTCCTGTTCACCATCAATCTGCATAGGAATGAATGTCCCTGCACCATCTACAATAACAGATACAGCAGACTCAAATCCAGATCTATAGAAAGCACAAGCAGAATGAAGTTTATGATGGATATGACTGTAATCTACAACTTGAGGATGTTTATAGACATCTTCTTTACGATCAATGAGACCTAGTTTTCTTGCAAGAGCAACGTAGATAGGTTCTCCTGTAAAATCATTTCTCCCAGCCTCATCTAGAGGTTGTGTATGTGCAACCACAAGATAGTCAAGTCTATCGGTATAATCCAATATCTTGATCATGGAAGCCATAGGACCTCCATCATATTTCTTTCTAGATAATCTTTCCTCTTCAATAGAGAAAACTAATTGTCCATCTCTCAGTAAGCATACACCAGAGTTGTGTCCTCTAGCAATTGCTGCAATCCACTGTGTCATATTAAATAGATTTCTTTTCTATAGTAATTGAGTTTTCTTTGTCAGATTTTAGTAAACTTTTAATTTCAGATTGAAATCCTTTTTTACTTTTTGGTTTCTTCTTAGTGTCCATAGTAAAACTAGGTTTAGGAGCACCAGTCTGTAAAGGATTGGGAGCAGCTGCACCTGTAGGAGCCCAATTTGCAGTAGGTAAGTTATTCAAAGTTGATTGCATTGGTGATGCAATCGCTGGTTGTTGATTGGGAGGACAAGATTGTCCCTGCTGCTGTTGTTGTGGAGGAACAAAGTTACCTGTATATGTTTTTGGTTTACCTAGTCTCTTTCTACATGATGCAATAACTTCATCAATTTGTTTCTTACTTAGTTCCATTGATTCGTCATTGAAACGATCAACCCTTTCATCCATTGCAATTCTGATTGGTGCATATTCTCTACGACCATCACCCACATCAATAATATCAAAATCTTTGAGGCCTGGATAACTAATATTTTCTGGATATGTAGAACCAACCACAACAGTTGCAGTTTTATCAAATGCTCTTGCAATATGTTGACCCATACTATCACATCCTAAGAAATGATCTGCAACATCAATGACAGAAGCCCATATTCTCATGTCTGATATTTGAGGTCTTGCAATAGGATATTTCTCTTCATTCTCCTCAGTTGGAAAATGAATCTCGCTCATAACTACCACTGCATAGTCTTTTTTGAGATTATTAATTACGTCTACTACTCCTGTAAGAGACATACTTCTAGAAGTTGGATCTGCAATAAACTCCCCCATCTGTTCAACAGATCTACCAAATGGTTGAACTACAATTACTTTATCTTTTTTTGTTGTTGCTTTAATTTCTTCAACTATATTATATCCAGCAATAGCCTCTGACTTATTAAGATGAACTGTAGGTTTAGGAAGTTCTCTGGGTTCATCTAACCCATTGATCTCCATGTCATACGCTTGTGCTAGACTACATTTTTGATTGTAATAGTGCCATACTCTGTATGGTTCTGGACTCTCGCAATCTCTGTGTTTAATATGTTCTTGAAATACTCTTTTATGCCAGTGGTCGTAGACCTTATCATCTAATGTAGGATGTCCTTTGAAGAAATCAGTACCACCCTCACAAATGATAACAAAATCATCATGAGTCTCAGCATATTTTTCAAATGCTGGTATTGAACTTATTACTCTCCCCGCCCCACCATTGATGAAGAATGCTTTTGATCTCATAGTTTTCATAATTCCTATAGTATATAGTCACATAAAAAATACCTGTGCCAGACGAGGATGTTCCTTAAACATCGTTCGATTTATGTCTGCTCCGTGGGTACATTTGGCTTCATATAATAACATTCTATTATATTTCATCTCACTTGTAAAGGTAATATCTTTTTTTATGTCATATTCACCATAAGCGTGATCTTCCATATATTTGTAAAACTGTGTGCCACCTTCACATTCCTCTGGTTTATTCAAATAAACTAGTGCAGCCCAACTAGAATCTGTATCTTTATGGTGAGTATAACAATAGACAGTCTTAGTAAATCTTTCATTTATATCTTCATTAGTTGTATGATTGACCCAGAACTTTTGATTATCCCATCTGTAGTCAAACATCCCTTCACCAAATTCAAGATTAGTCCACTCTGGATGTTGGCAGAGTTCTTTGAAAACTGGTTTCAAATTTTCAATCATGTCTGGTCTATCTTCAACAACTCTCGTTCCTATAAGACCACCACAATGTTCTTTGTCATTTGTCCTTTCACATGACAGAGCATAGTCTCTAACTTCATCTGGATTTTTGTAGAAGTCATCTATAACAAATACTTTCCTCCAGAAATATCCTTGGTCAGTAAATTTTGCATAATCGTAGCAACGTTGTATGTGTGAAATTTTTATGGGATTTACTTCAAACATGTAGTAAAAAAGATCCCCTTATTAGGAGGATCTTGATGAATTATTTTATATATAAATGTCTTACATTGAAGATGGTGGTTCCCATGCTTGTCCACTTTCTGAATCAGGATCTCCTTGATGAGGAGGATCTTGGAACCCAGGCTCTATTGGGAACATCATGTCAGCAAAGTTAGGATGTACTCCAGCAGCAATCATTTTGTTTGGAAGATCTCTTAACTGTTGACGATATGTTTTCCACTGTTCTTTAAGTGCATCAGGCATATCTTCTGCAATCTGACCATCAGTATTAGCAAGAACACTGTCTCTATGTTTTCTAACATGATCCCATGTCTTATCCTCATCAACACCATTTAACTTTTCTCTAGGTGTAAAGTTACCAATAGTGATGTCATCAGGTCCAGCACTGCCAGGATTTGCAACTCTGATAGTATCATAATTATAGAAATCATCAGGGAAGATAGTTGAAGAATATGTAAACTGAGGGTATACACTTCCGTCTACTGCTGGAGAGCCAGGATGGTTTGTATCTGTACCAGCACCTCTGTCTTCTTCTTTCTCGTTAACAACAGGTCCTCTTAACTGACAGATGAGTGTGTGCAAATCAGATTTAGCACAATCAACTTCGTACCACTGAACTACGTCAGCTGGTTTTGGACGACCATCTGCGATGTCATCTTCTGTTAGAGGTCCATATACCTCTTTTCCTTCTGCATTGATTTGCAGAAAAATCTTGTCTGGACCATCATAAGTTTGGTCTCTCTGGTTTCCATCAGATGTTGAGTGATCTGTAAGGAAAGCGTTCGGAAGATTTAACTTCCAATTGTGTGAAATAATCTTTGTTGCCATTTTGGATTTCTTCGGGTTTACTCCTTCGGCACTATTTATAAAAAAAGAGGGTCTATAACCCTCTTTTGACAAATTTTCTTGTTCGGTTTAGACGTATGTGATTTTAACAAGTCCAGATCCACCTTGTCCACCTTGTCCACAACATCTTCCACAGTAGTTACTGTTTGCACCTTGGCCGCCGTGTCCATATGGAACTGTCCAACAACCACAACGCATCCAACACTGTCTTTGTCCGTAGGAAACACCAAGAGTTCCGATAAATGGAGCACCTGTTGGCATACCTTCGTTATAGAAGCAGTGACAGTTGAATCCGTCAGGTCTGTATGAGTTACCACCGTGGTTGCCCATTCCGAAGTCTCCTCCGTGAGCGCCAGGTTGCATACAACAAGTATGGAATTCTGAATAACAGTTTGATGACCAGTCACCAGTTGCACAACCTCTAACACCACCTAAGGCACAGAAGTTAGAAAGGTTATATCCATTTACATAGGAGTTACATCCGCAACACCCTGTACACTCTCTTGAACAACATCTGTAAACACCAGCAGCACACACAGTATATTGACATCCAGAATTAGTTGAAATAGTTTTTGTATTATAGTATCCACCACCAGCACCGTGCCAGTTTTGACATCTGTTACATGAACATGCACCGTGTCCGTTACCTCCAGCACCCCAGATTTCCCAAGTAATTCTCGAAACTCCTGTAGGAACAGTCCAGTTGCAACAGCAGCCAGGTGTACAATAACATGGATGACCATACACCCATTTCACACACCAGTTTGAGAAAGTACCAGCCGTAACCGCAGACGCTGGAACTGTAGTGTCCTGTATCTGGGAGTTTATTACTTTTTTATAACTCGAATAAGAAGCCATTGTTTCCCTTAGAAGTATGTAATTTTGACGAGTCCGCCACCGCCAGTACCGCCTTGTCCGCAGCACCTACCACAGTATGTAGACATCGCACTTTGTCCACCATGACCATAAGGTACGATCCAGCAACCACAACGAATCCAACATTCTCGGATAGACTGTGTTACTTGTGTACCAATCAAAGGTGCAGAAGTAGGTCTCTGACCATAGTGATAACAGTGACACCAACCTCTATAGGTATCGTGTCTAGATGTAGACCAGATTGAACCGTGGTTTCCAATTCCAAAGTCTCCTCCGTTTGTTGAAGGACCTCTGCAACATGTGTTCTCAGATGAACAACCAGTTGACCAACTTGTGTTTGCGTTACCTCTACATCCTCCGATAGCACAGAAGTTTGATAAGTTGTATCCATTTACATAGGATGCACAACCTACACAACCATAACATTCTCTAGAAAGACATGGATAAACAGCAGCAGCACAAATACTATATGAACAACCACCATTTGTTTGGATCATTTTGGAGTTGTAGTATCCTCCACCACCAGATTGGTAGTGTTGACATCTGTTACATGAACATGCACCAGTACCATTTCCACCAGCACCCCAAGCCTGAATCCACATGTTGTTAACACCAGTTGGAACAGACCAGTTGCAACAACAGCCTGGTGAACAACGGCACATTGTACCGAATACCCATTTTACGCCGTAAGTACTATTAGGAGAACTACTAAAACTAGCAGCGTTAAGAGCATTAGACTCTAACTGATCTCCGTGAATTTTTTTGTATGATGAATAACTTGCCATTTCTGTTTAATACCTAGACGTAAGTAATTCGGACAACTCCAGAGCCGCCTTGACCGCCCTGTCCACAACAACGACCACAATATGAAGTCATTGCTCCTTGTCCACCTGTTGCATATGGAGCAGTCCAACAACCGCAACGAATCCAACATTCGTTATGATTCATCTCAACACCTTCAGATGTTAAGAATGGAGCACCAGATGACATTTCATTAGTAACTGCACCAGTACAGTGACAATCCCAGTGACCCGACCAACCTTTTTGGTGAGGAGCCATTGCGAAGTCTCCACCCCATGTTCCAGGCGATACGCAACACCAGTTAGTTGAAGTACATCTGACTGACCAGTCTGGGTTTGCACAACCTCTTGCACCACCGTAAGCACAGAAGTTACCTGAGAGATTGTAACCGTTTACATAAGATGAACATCCTTGACATCCATTACATTCTCTTGAACAACATCTGTAAACTCCACCAGCACATACAGTATATGAACAACCACCACTTGTAGCGATTGTTTTAGTATTATATGCACCACCAGCAGCACCTCTGTAGTGATGACATCTGTTACAAGAACATGCTCCGTGTCCGTTTCCTCCAGCTCCCCACATTTCAATGGTTAACTTTCCTACTCCAGTTGGAACTTGCCAGTTGCAACAACAGCCAGGACTGCAATAGCAGGGATGTCCATAGAACATCTTTACACAATAATCAGGAGTCACACCCGCCACTAACTTGCCAGGGTCTATAGTCCCAGCAAGCAGCATGTCAGAACTGATTTTTCTATATGATCTATAGTTGGCCATTTACGATCCTAAAAAGGTTTGAATGAAAAACATAATGTAAAGGATCTCAAATTAGATGGAGAAGATTCTCCAACCGTATGTATCACCTGAGTAGATGAGTGTGAACGCAGCACTTTCAGTTGAAACTGTTAGGTCAGCACCATCACCTTGAATGTTCTTACCGTTTCTTCCAACCACAAGTGCGTTAGAGTCAAATGTCTTAGCAACATCTAAGAATGTAATCTCAGCACCTAAGTCTGGAGATGCAGGGAGTGTTAGAGTTATCTGTCCACCACCTGTGTTAACGAAGTAGGTTCCGCCAGATAGAACAGATCCACTTGATGAAACTGTACTGTATGACTTAACACCTGGCTGAATCCATGCAGATCCATTGTAGTACTCAAGAGCACCTAGATCTGTGTTGAATCTTAACGCACCAGTATTGAACTCTTCGTCGATACCGCCAGGTCTTTGAGCAGTTGTACCTACAGGAGGTGTCATTGCCTTAGTACCCATCTTCGCACGAGTTAAGAAACCTTTAACTGAGAATTCAGTTGGACAAGCAGTGTTTGAGTTACCAGCGAGTGTCTCATCAGATGAGAATTCGTTGATCGCTTCACCGACCTGACCACCAATCGCACCAAGTCTCAATTCTGTCAAACCAGAAAGGTTGAACGCAGAAGCATCCAATGTAGCACGACCAGTCAACTGGTCA